CAGTATCGTGCCTGATAATCACCGGCTCAATCGCAACAGCCTGACCAGGTGAAACGAACGTGTACGGGAGCCGTGCAACCAGCCACCGCGCTCCCGAGCGGTCTACGACCTTCCACGCCGGGTCGCAGGAAAAGCTTGCAGCAACGCCCTGTGTCTTCTGGGCGATTGCCTCACGCACATTTTCCTGCGACTCGGCTTCGGTCTCGCCTGCTGGCAGCAGGTATTCAACAATGAGGTTGGGCATGGCTTACCACTCGATAAAGAACTGGATTTTCACGTCTGTAGTCGCCGCGAACGTGGGCGTCGCGGAGTCTTCCAGCTCGCACTGGAAGTAGAGAGCACCGTCCGTCTGGTGGTACGGGACCGCCGTCTGCTCGAACTTCGCAATTCCGTTGATGCCGTCGAAGTCCGAGTCCACGAGGTGGACCGCAAACACCTTCTCCAGGTCGGCGTCCGCCAGGGCGAAGGCTGCGTTGGCCGCAATTCCCGCAGGCTCTGACTCGAACATCCAAACATTGACTGTGACCGATGCCTCATCGTCCACGTCGGTAATCACGATACCGCGTATGATGCCGTTGTGAGGCACTGCAACCGACTGCTTCGTGCCGAGCGCGTCGCCCTGCGCGTAGATCGAAGTGCCCACCGCAAGCGAGGTTTTGTCCGTCTTCCATATCCGCACGTAGGCTCCCCCATTGTGCTGCGAGGGGCGGCGCCCGTCCCGCCCCCCACTCAACTCACTTAGTCAGCCGACCAATCACGGTAGCCCTGCGCATATGCGTAGTCCACTTCCAGCACCTCATTAGCACCGGAACGGTTTTCAATGCCGAGCGTGGCGTGAAAGTTGTCTGTCGCGGTGAGAGCAGCGGTGGTCTCACCGACGAGCCTCCAGTCCGGTTTTGAGCCGCTGGCGGCATCGAGGATGGACCCGGCAGCAAGGCCGTTCGGGTACAACTCAACCCGGAACAGCCAGTACCTGTCTGCCGTGATCGTCGCCTCTGCGTCGATGCCGAGAGCGGTGCCTGCCACTCCGTTCTCGTCCTTCGTGGCGATGGCCGCGCCACCGTCCCCTGCGCCGAAGCGCCAGCGAATGGAGGTCGCATCCGAGTCGAACCCGAAGCCAACCATCCCGCCCGACCCGCGATAGGTCGTGGTTGTCGCGTTGGTCTCGAACGGCATCACAGGGGTGTCGTAGGCGAGGGTCTCGGTAAAGCCGCACCATGCCGCGGCGCGCGTTGACGCAACACTGTCGGTGATCTTGAACCGGAACTCACAGACCGCGGTCCCCGTCGCAGGGCTGAATAACCCTGACGAGATGAAGTTGTTGTCGTCGTCCGCGGTGTCGGTCGTGACGGCGATCACGCCGCCCGGCTCGTCAACGGTTGCTACGAGAGTTCCTTCGTTGACGCCGTGCAACCCCCAGCCTCCACCGAGGCTAACGCTACCTGCCAGAGGCACGTTGACCGCAGCGGTGCCCGGTGGAAACGCCGTGAAGTCGTTCCACGCTACAACTCGTCCAAATCCTGAGCCAGCCATTTCAGTCTCCTTAGCCGGATACGCTTTCCCGGCTCCTGTTTAAGACGTTTCGAAATTCGTCACAAATCAGTTACGCTTTCCGGTCAAAAAACCTATGACGTTGGCGCCATAGCGTCGCTGAACATCTCGTGACCCCAGTTTCCGCTACTCCGCTCTCCCCATGCCTTCTCATCACGGTGGAACATCTCTGTCGCTCCACCGCCAATCTCAGGCCTCTCCCGGACGTTGGTCCAGGCAGAGCGCCCCTGGCACAGCACGAGCGCGCCGTTCTTCCCTGATGCAAACACGCCGCCCTTCGCGTCGTCGCCTCCGTCGATGGGGATTAAGTCATCACGCATGATGACGGCTTCGGCGATTGGCAGGTTGAACTGCCCGCTGAAGACACGGGATGTAGGCCCGCTCGGGATCGGGTACGTCCCCACCCCGGCCACCAGTTCGGTGTACAGGTCATGACGCTGGAACCCGTGCAGCACCGCTGCAATAGGCCCGTCCCACGGCTCTGTGGTGTTCGACCGGATGTTCGCCGCCGCCGCCGCGATGTGCCCCGATGTGAGGGTGGAGCCCGCCCCCGGGTTGGACGTAGAGAAGCCGTCCATGACAGCAATGCCGTCCCTGTCGTTCTTGCGCTCGATGGCATTCTGGGCAAGACCTCCCGTACGCGCCCAGACATTCTTACTGATGCGCTTGGCGGTGCGCTCAGTGATGATCGTCTGCACACTGAGCATGGTCGGCGTCAGCGTGAAGATCGAGTCGTCGATCTGCTGAGGGTTATCCTCAACAGTCGTCTCCTGGATCGCTGACGCGGTCAACTGTGCGAGCGTGATCTCATTCCACGACAGCCCCATGCCTTCTCCGAGCGTCACGCGGTCGGCTACACCGGCCATCACGCGCCCATACTCTCGCGTTACACGCGCCGACTGCCTGACCGATGGCAGCGAGTCAGCAAGAGACTGGGTAATCGTGTTACCTACAGCCATAGTATTTTCTCCTCAGGGGAGACCTAACGGAACGGGTGGTCCCCGCGCCGCTCAAGAATCTCCTCGATTTCAGCAAGGGGCGTGTTGGGATCGGCCATCTTCTGGTCGTCTGTAAGGCCGCCTGAGGCCCCGCCGCCAGAATCTACCTTGTTCTCATCGCCGCCTGCTGGAACTTCGGTCAGCCGTGCTGCCTGAAGTTCCTGGTTAGTTTTGGTCAGAGAGCCGAGCGCCTGTGCAAGAGAGGTCATGTTCTGAAGTTGTTCAGCCTCAGTGAAACCGCCTGCGCTCAGGAGCAATGGCATGTGGTCGTCCGGGACACCATGTTCAGCAGCAAGCTCAATCGCAGTCTGCCGGGACGCGTAGTGCCTGCCCTGCTGGCGCAGTTGCGCGTTCTCAGCAATGACCTGCTGGCGCTCCTGTTCGATCTGGTAGGCCTTCTGCGCAATGCGGGCCTGCTCGTTGGCGAGGCTGTCCGCATCCTCTTCCGAGTGACCCCGTGCAATGAAGTTGTCGCGGATGGTGTCGCGATAAGCGATCACCTTCGCCTGCAACTCCTGGCTGCCCAGCGCCTGCTGGTATTGCTGCTCTCGCTGCTTGAGCTGTTCCTCGGCACTGGTAAGGCGCTTTTCAAGTTCGGACGCGCGCCTGTCCATGCCCGAGCGTACCTTCGCAAGCTCTGTCTCGTGCTCCTCTCTCGTGAGAGTGGTCGCAGGAGGCTTTTGCTCCTCAGGTCCGGGAGTCCCGGTGTCCCCATCGTCTTTGGCCGCCCCTTCGTCCCCGGGCTTAGCCGCCCCCTCTTCCTGCTGCTCCTGCCCTTGCTCTACGACCGGTCCACTCTCACCTTGAGTTCCCAGTGAGTCCCCGGGACCCGGCGTTTCAGCCGGGATAAGAGGGCCGTCGCCGTAGTCCTGTTCAAGAGACGAAGTTTCAGCGGAAGGTGGAGTTGCCTCTACCTCTGTTCCTGGAGTTGCCTGTACCGTCATATAAAAAGACTCCCGTCAAGGTACTTTTGTACCCTGATGCCCGTTATCTTACATCATTCCGTTTTTACGGGGCGACAGGTGTAAGCCTGGAGCCGGTGGGGGATACCGGCACAGCAGCATCATCATCCGGCGGGTCAGTTGCCGCCGGCTCGCCGAATGTCTGTGTCCCTGCCCCGAAGTACGGGGCCACCCCCATGATCCCGCCTTCGATCAATCCCCGGTCGCGCATCAGGTCGATGTATTCGATTATCGTAAGGGGGACCATCTGCTGGAGAATGTCACGAGTCCTGACAGAGCCGCCGCCTCCGCCGGGTATTGCAGCGTCGCGGAACTGCTGCATAAAGCCCAGCAGGCCGTCATCATCAACCCGGTCTGTGCCGAACGCGCTGGATGGCGCAGAGAGGTTTTCCCCGAGGAAGGTCTCACGGGAAAGCTCGCTTACCGCGATTGCCGGGATGCCCGGCGACAGCTTTGAGCGGGCGAGCCTGAAAGTCACCTCGGCAAGGTCTGCATCCCCTATGTTCCCGGTAGTGGTGGCCTTTCTCTGGCCGGTGATGATCTGTGCAAGGTTCCTGATGTACTGCTGGTGCCCGCCCCAGAAGTCGAACCGGGTGTCCCCGAACCTGGACTTGCCGAAGTCGGACGAGCGCGGGTCAAGCTCCGCCTCGAAGGCGTCGAAGCCCGGCACTCCCGCCTCTCTCGCCAACACGCCGAGACCGAGTATCGTCATGCCTGCCGATAGGAACCCGACGAACTCCTCTGCCGTCTTACGGACTGCGAACTGCCCGGGAGTGAGAAGAGACCGCCCTGCCACATCACCGGTGCGGGCTATCCGTGCTCCCTCACGCACCACCCGTGACGAGCCGCGCACGAGCGTCTCAACCCGGGCAGTGGCAAGTCTTGGCGCCCAGAAGAGCCCGTTTAAGACCGTCCCCAGTCCTTCTGCCGATATGCGCTGCCCGGCCACTGTCCCGCCCAGGCTGCCGCGCCCGGTTGTGATGTTCGTCCAGTTGACAATGTCGTCCATGAGCTCTTTGGCAACAACAGAACGGAAGCCATTTACTCCCGGCTCTGAGAAGACGTCTAAGCCAGCCCGTTCGGCATCCCTGACCAGTTGTTCGACCGCGTCGTAGCGGACCCGGTTCAACAGCCCCGTAAAGGCCACCTCAGACCGTTCAACTCCCTCACCGATCAGTTTCAGGGGCAGCTTCGCAATCCTGAGAGGGACGTTGCCTTCCCTGATATTAAGCCCGGCAAGCCGTGAGAAGATGGTGGACATGAACGCCTCATCACGCTGGGAGAGCGCCAGCTCATCCGGCTGGTAGAGATGCAGCCGCCTTCCGCCCGGCCTCTGCTGAACCGCCTCCCACAGTGATGGGTCCCGCCGTGAGATATCGTCCCACACCTCGCGGGCTACCCTGTCCTTGCCCTTGTAGGCGCGGAACATCACTCCTATGGAGTCGCGTATGGTCTTCCTGCGCGCCGCGCCGCTGATGGACGGTGAGAGAGTCTTGGCGTTGATGACATAAAACCCGGCCTGCCTGAGAAGCGCGGACTTGTCGATTGCGGACCGCAGAGTCTTCGGTACTGTGAGCAGGTTAATGAAAGCGTTGACACCCTCCCTGCTTCGCCCACGGAGTGCTCCGCCGAGGCCGAGCGCTTCTTCCAGCAGGCTTATCTCTGCGGGCTGCAACCTCTCTCCAAGCAACAGCTTGTTCAACGCAAACTGCGCGTTGTTCGCTGACTGGGGCTTTCCCTGCAAGAAGAAGTGGCTCCGCGCCTGTCTGTGCAGCAGCTGGATATCGCCGGTGGTGATCAGCACATCTTCAGGGCTTGCGAACTGGACCACATCTGAGAACTGGTCCTCCGGGTCGGCCCGCCTGGCTATCGCACCAAAAGGAGTCTGTTCAGTTATGCGCTTGCCGCGTTGTGCCGACTGCTGAATCCTGGCCGCGCCCTGGAAATCACCACGCGCCTCTGCGCCCTGCGCGTTGCGGACACCCCGCCCAAGCCGCTCCTTAAAGACCTTCATGTTCTCCTGTGCCGCCCGGTGCGCTTTTGGCTTTGCAAATAGCTCGATTAAGACCTTGAGCTTGCCCCGGGCCTCTGACGATTCAGCGTATGCAGCACCCCTTAACTGCGAAATGCGTGCCTGCGTGACCTTCACGCCTTCATCGCTAACGGGGCCTATACTCCGCCTGACCGCAGCCGCAGTTGGCAATGCGACCGAATTTTTGACGCGCGCGTTCTCTTCCCTGAGCTGTTGCCTCAAATCTCGCCGTTGGGCGATGAGCTGCGTGACACCGGGCTCATTCTGGTTCCTGAACAACCGCCCACGGGCCTCCTGTATCACCTTCGGGTCCAGCGCGTCAGACCAGCCAATAGCAGACGGGTCTGCATTCTCCTGTCGCGCTACCGCACGGAGCTCCTGGTTGGTTATCCCAACAGCCCAGCGGGGGCGCACAACCCTGCCCTGTTCAGCCTCAATGCGAACATTCAATTCGTCGATCTGTTGAGAAACCAGGTCTATGACAGGCAGCTCATCCAGGATATCGCGCCGGGATATTTCTTCAACAATGGCAGTCCTCTGTGTTTCTGAAAGGCGCGGCCTTCTCAGAATCTCTTGCAACTGCCCATCGTCAAACTGGTCGAATCTGCCCGCCAGTTCTTCGTGCTGTCTCTGCCTGCGGACCGCCGCGACCTCTGCCTCCAGCGCATCTTCAGGACCGCGCGGCACCGGCACATCCTCCGGCCCCGCAGCACGAGCCGTTCCGACCGGCGAAACATCGTCAATCGCCCGCCGCGCCGCTGTTGGAATCTCCCTGAGGACCTGCGAGGCTCCACCGGCTACCTCTTTCGCTGCGCCGCGAGCAGCCCTGAGCCCGGCTATTGCTGGCGGGACGAGTGGCGGGATATCGAATTGAGGGTTGATGCTTGTGCCTGCCGGGTTGAATGAGCGTCCGGCGGACGGACGCAATCTCGGGAGCGGCGCTGCAAGGCCACCGAGAAGCCCACCGGCTATCGCGCCGGGTGTGCCGCCAAAGTGGCGGCCCAGCTCTGCGCCGCCTTCTGCCGCCGCCATGCCCAGCGGGTCAGCGGCAATTCCGGCTATCTGTAGACCGGTAAGGGCGGTAGCCCCCGGAGAGCCTGTTCGCGCATCCCGTGCCGCCAACGCTTCTGGGAACTCCAGGAGCCCCTGTTGTTTTGCGATGGCGTCGCGGATAGCCTGGTTTGCCTCTTCCACATTGCGTGCGCTTGCAAAGCCGGGGAAGGTCTTTACGCCTAACTCCGCTGCCTTCTGCAACAGCCTGATATTCTCCTGGTCCGCTGCCGGAAGGTTTTGTGGAACAGGTTGGGACGGCGGCGCGGGAGGCTGTCCGCTGCCGGTCGAGGCGCCCAGTGTAGAGACCATCTGCTGGAATGTTGACTGCTTCGGTGTGCCGGTGGCCTGCTCGAACTCCGTTGCCTTCTGGTCAACGTGTGAGAACAGTTTCGGGATTGCCTCCGGGTCGCCTGAGTTGAGCCTGCCCTGCCCGCCGGATACTCTTTGCGCGAGACGTTCGGCGAACTGGATAAAGTCCTCGCCGGGTCGCCCTGTGTCGAAGCCTGGAAGCACCATAAAATCACCTGTTGAACAGGAAGTTCGCCGCTGAAACGAGCGGTGACGTGTTGCGGCCTATGCCTTCCCGCCGTGTCTGCCGTCCGAGGTCGCGTCCCTTGAGGAAGTCTGTGAAGGTCGACGGCGCGCCTCCCGTGAGGGCGGCCTGCCCGACCTGTGTCTGGTAATCGTCGAATATCCGGTCGAACATGCTACGAAAGATGTCTTTTTGCTGACCGGTTTGCAGGAAACCGGGCCTGAGCGCGCCAAATAGCGCCCTTCTTCCTTCATCGGTCGTCTCAAGCTGCACCGGCGTGAACGGGCTGGACGAGGGACCGCTGGGAGGCTGCGGTGAGCTTGCCGGGGACTGGTCGAGGAAATTCTCCGGGACACCTCCTCCAAAGACGGTGCCGCTTGCCTTGAACAGGCTGTTGGTGCCCATTCCGGGGACAGGGGTCCCGAATTCGTCGTATGTCCTCCCTGGGAGAGGTACTCCTGCTGGCATGTCTTAGAGTCCAAATGCCTGTGCTGCGAATTGGAGGAAGTCCGGCTGCTGGCCCTGTGCGAGCCGCTGTGCGAATTGCCGCTGCAACTGCGCGTTCGACCCCAGCAGGTCTGCCGATGATCCGAACCGGTTTCGTGCGGCAGCGCGTGCAAGGTCGAACACCTCGTTTGCCGCCGTCACTCCGCCCGGCGTGGCGAGGTCCGGAGCACGCAGCGCGTTCAGCCGGATGTTCTGTTCAGGGTCGAGCCCGGGCGCAGCCGCTCCGGACCTCAGGTCTCCAAACACCTGCCGCGCCAGCCCGCTCCCACCGCCGCCAAGGTTAGAGCCGAAGAAGTTTTCGAGACTGCCCGGCTCATCACCGGTGCTCGCGACGCTCCCTGTGAACTCCCCTATGTCGCGCGCCAGGTCCAGCGGGGTGAACTGGGATGACAGGGTTGAGCCGAGGACGCCTTCTGTATTCAGACCCCGCCTGGAGAGAGCGTTGGCGAAGGACGCGAACGGGAATGCCGTGACATCTGTGCCTATTGCCGGTCGAATGTCGTCTCCGGGGCCCAGAGTTGGCAGGCCGCTTGAGGGTGGGGCGACTGGAAAGCTGTCTCCGGGGACGCTTTCTGTGGTCAACGGACCTGGAGTCTCACCTGCGGCTCGTGTGGAATCACTGACCGGACGGTCAGATGAGCCCCCATCACCTCCGGGCGGCTGGCCGGCTGCCAGCGGCACGGGCCTGAAGTCGAAGCCGACGCTCGAGTCGCCGGGCCTTGAGCCAAAGTCCTGCGGGAGCCCTTCTCCTACAAACGCCAGGCCGGAGAGGTCGGTCGCGGATGCGTTGGCCTTTGTGAGGAATTGTGTCGCCAGCGCAGCGGCCTGCTCGCGGTTAGCTGCGCGCACTGCGATGCGGTGGCCGGTGGCCGTCATAAATACGAAAACCATCTCTAACCTACCTTCTCGCCAGCGTTATTCCCATGTCGTTAGCGCGTTGCTCGGCCGATCTCGGCGCGGTCGTGTTGGCGCCTGCTTCCGGTGACGGCTCGACAGAGCCCGGGGCCACTCCGGTAAGCCCCTGTGCCTCTGGCCGTATCCCTGCGAACATGCCGCCGCCTGAGCCGTCCGGTGAGCTTCCGTTACTTCCCGCCTCACCGCCGCCCATACCCTGTGCGGCAGCGCCTAACGGCGACTGCCCGATAAGCTGCATGAATGCAAGGCGCTTCGCCACCTCCTGCATCGCTTCGTCCGTAATGATACGTTGCAGCTCCTTCTGGAGAAACTCTACGGTCCCGGTATCACCCTGTCTCGTGGCTGCGACGAGTTGCATCATCAGCACCATTTTTTCCGACGATGTTCGTGCTTTCTGGGCAAAGATGCGTTCGTTTTCGAGGTCGGCGTCCTGTAGTTTCAGGATATCTTCCCGTGCCGTTATATGCGATGCGAGCGGGATGCCGTCTGCGCCCGGCTGGACGGCGAGGTTCGCTGTGATCCACTGTTCCTGCCTGTCTGTTGGCAGGTCGGGCTCCAGTTGGACAATGACCGAGTCATGGCCCTTGATGTCGGCGGGCTTGACCGGGCGGTTGAAGCCGAGCCGGTCGCGTGTCTTGCCGGAGACCTGTATCTCCTTGTACCTGCCGGTCTCGAACTGCCCGGCGAGCGCTTCGATAATGCCTTCAAGGCATGATTCGACCGGCCTGATGAACGGTTCGAGCCGTTCTGCTACGGACGAGCCAAGGATGCGGAGCGCGTTTCCTGATATAGGCGCCGGGAGGCGGCCAAACGCCTGCTCAGGCAGTGACCCGTCTGCATCTTCGAGGCTGACAAACCCGGAAAGGGCGTCAACGTCGCGCGTGAGCTCTCTTACTTCGAGTGGATAGACCTTCTCGTTGTTATCTATGTCGAGGTTGATCTCCGTGGCATCCTCATCAACAGCTTCGGAAAGCTCCCTGGTCCCGCCGCTCGACTCTACGACCTGTATCTGCCGCACGCTCTTTGCGGCCATTGTCATGCGGTAGCTCATCAGCCGGTTCTTGAAGCGGTTATTCGCCCTGAGCGGGGCGAAGATCGACTCTGCGAATGTCTCGACCCCCGGCGCGACGTGCATCCCGGGAGTGTCCTCGCTAAGGGAGCGCAGGCCGGGAGTCCCGGAGTGCGCGCCGACTGCACGCGCCACTATCGGGAAGCTGACCGCAAAGGTGTCTGCCGGTCTCTTCGCGAACTGCCGGTTAACGATAACGGCGTTCATGAAGCGTTTTCCGTCACGCCAGTAGTAATCAATCACTTTTTCATTACGATTTGCATCGTCGTCGAGGTCGTCCTCTCCCTCAAAACGGAATTTCGGGTATTCGTCTCGTATGCTGTAGCGTGTCCTCAGCGTGACGATGGCGGCCCATATTGGCCCGTTCACGCCCATCTGGATGAGCAGGTGTCTCGGTATGACCGGGGTGACGTCTACGACGGTGTTGCCATCCTCGTCTTTGAGCAGCAGCGCGCGTGCTGCGACGTAGCCCCCGGAGGTGATGGCCCTGAAGCCGAGCTCGGTCTGGACTCTTGTGCCGCCTGCGGTCTCACGGCGCTTATCGGCCTTTTTGAGCATTCCGATTGCCAGCCGTTCGAAGTCGTTGTTGGCGTCACGCTGCGCCTCGTTGTTGGCGTCAACCTCGACGCGGACGATGAGCTTTGCGGCGGCGATGGAGCCTACCAGCTTGTCTGCGACTATCTTCGGGCGGTTCGACGTGTACGCGTCTTCTCTCCGGATGCCCTCTCCTGCCATCGGGATAAACTCCTTCAGGTTGTAGAGGTCCCAGTCGTTGTCCATGCGCTCGAAGAGCGGCGCGTTGGCCTTCTCCATGTTGGTGACGCGGTCGAGCACCTTTTCCACACTCGGGTCAGGCATACGCCCTCATCCTCTCACCTGCGGTTCGTGAGTCCCCATCACCTGCGGCAGGCGGGCGCTTCTTGACCCTGATCTTGTCACGCATAGAGCGGTCCCGCCGGGTGTAGCCAAGCTGGTTGATAAAGAGATACGTCAGTGAGCGTACCGCGTCGCAGTACCTGTCGTCCGGCGTGTGCCCGATGACCTGGCCGGTGCGGTCTCTGGCCCAGCTGTAGGGATGTACTTCTCCTGCACGCGGGTGCGACGACGGGAACGGCAGTCCGCCGAACTCTGCGATTGCGCCTGCCTGCACTGGTGATAGCACGAATACCGGCTGGCCGCATGACGGGTCGGGACAGAGGTTGAACATTGCGCTCATGCGCTCGATGCCGGGAAGGATATTCACCTTCTGGGAGCGCAGGGAGAGCCCGGTCTCTTCCTTCCAGACCTGTGCCACCGGCGGCTGGGCGCCTGCGTGGTATGTGCCTGCGATATCGACCACTCCCACCTTGTCCTCGTTGCGCCACCAGGGGCGGTTCATGGCAATGGAGCATATCTGCTCGTTCGTCAGCCTGGTCTCGAATATCTCGTCGATGCCCTGGTAGTGCAACTGGTTGCACGGCAGGCGGCGGCGCTGTACCGCTTCGACGGCGTAGGCCGACGGCTGGCCTGACCAGCCGGGGTCGATGCCGATTAGCACCTGTTCGCCGGGGTTGTAGCGGGCATTTACGGGCAGGATGTGCATTGTCGGGTCGAACATGTGGAACACGCGGCCGCGCGGGGGAGACGGGACGGCCAGGACGCGCTCGTTGTATTCGTCCTCGGAAAGCTCCGCCTTCATTGCCCGGATTTCCCGGTCTTTCTCGCCCTTCTTGTAGATGAATATGTTGGTGAACGACGGCATCGAATACGAGGCGGCGTTCTCCCTTGCCTGTGTCGCAGCTACCTGCCACTTCCCATAGAGCACGGGATACCAGCCAAGTGAGCCTTCGAACGTGGATATCATGATTATGGCCCCGTAGCCGGGGAAGTCAGCGCGTGCTCGCGCCACCCGGGAGCGGAGCCGGGTATACGTGTCGAACGTCGTAATTGCCGCTTCGCAGACCAGCGCGACGACCGGCGACTCCATCCGCAGGCTGTTCATGGCGTCGTCGGACGACTTGGTCTTGATGCGGAACAGCCCTTTCGGCACGTTGATGCTGATCTCACCGGGGTCTACCCTGTCGGACGCCTGGAACTGTATCTGCGGCACATGTTTCAGCCAGATTTTAATGTACTCGAACTCCCGGGCGGTCTGTTCGTAGGATGCGCCTATCAGCCATGCGACTTCGTTTGCGGCGCGCTCCCGGTACTCTCCGAGGAACCCCATCAGGATGCGGAAGAACTTCATGGCCCCTGTGAACGACTTCCCGGTCTGCTCTCCCCCGGCGATCAGGCAGTTCAGGTGGTCGTCATTGATTACTGCGTCCTGGTATGAATACGGCGCGGCCAGCGGCCTGCCGATCTGCTTGTTGCAGACGTAACAGCGCTCGGCTGTAGGGATAAATCCGCACTTCCTGTGCTCCTTGTAATCGGACGGCTCGAAGTCGCGCCAGAACTCCCGCAGCGTCTCCAGCGGCAACTGGTGCAGCCTGATGCGCGCTTCCCCTCCCGCCTCAGCGTTCCCGGTCACCATTATGCGATCTCCGGAGCGATGATGATGTTCAGCTTCTCTTCGAAGGTGTTCGGAAAGGTCTGGACTGCACCCCCTCCGAACGTGACTTCGAACTCGCCGGTGTAGTTGCCCGGCGTATCGGTGTCTTGAGCCGACCACGAGTAGGTCACAACGCCGTCCGTTGCGGTGGTTATGGTCACTTGAGCCTCTGACACCTTGACTACGCCTGCCGTCTCCATTGAGAAGACCACGGTGGCCCCGGTCACGTCGACCGCGTTCTGAGCCCCGTCCTTCAGGGTGGCCTGTAGAGCCGGGGCGGTGTCGCCCTGTTTGAGAAAGAAATCCGGCATCAGAGCTCCCACGCCTTTACGAGGGCCTTTGCGATTGCGAGGTCCTTGCCGTCCAGTTTACCGTCGCCGTCGAGGTCGGACGGAAAGACGAAGCCTGAGGTGCTGACGACGGGCAGCGTGTGCCTGCTGATGATGTACGAGGTCCCGTCGACGGCTCCAACGTGTTCTGAGCCGCCGCCAACGGGGGAGCCGGTCAGGCCCAGGGTGGTCTCGCTAACGCTCGCGACCTTTTCCAGCACCGCCGGGAGGTCCGGGTTGCCTCCCCAGAACGAGTCCCCGGCTAAGACGCCGTCCGCTGCGAAGGCGGCGGCGTCGTCCACGAATATGAATGTCTGGAACCATGTTGGCTCGACGTTGCCGGTGCCGGTTGTGATCACGGTGTCGAGCAGTTCCTGTATCGCTTGAGGCACGCCCCCGAAGGCGGTCCTCTCTGCTGATGCGGACGCCGCGGCTGCTGCCATGCTTCCTGCTGCTGAAGTTGCGGAGGAGATGTCTGCGCCTGCGACTACGCCGTCG